TCAGGAGGTGTTGGGATTTGACCATTACTTAAAACAAAACAAGCTTTTAATTGTTGGTGCGTTCCTCTACTTAACAACTGTGACCAAACAAGTCTTGAATTAACCCTTGTACCACCAGTAATAAGATTAATATTATTATTTAAAATTGTTGTTTCTCTTTTTGTAAAAACTAAAGGTATTACTTCACCTAAATCTGCAAGTTCTTGTACTGAATTAAACCCAGTTTGAGGAGAAAATCTTTTTGCAGAAGCAGCACCTTCTGTTATTAAACTAGGGGGGGTTTTTGGTGCTCTTGGTTTTGGTGCTAATTGTTGAGATACATAAGACAATGCAATTCCTATTGCAACAACACCATAAAAACCAATACTTACACCACCAATAACAAAGGGAGCTATTGCTACAGGTGGCATATTTACAATGTCAGGTATTAAATCATATGGTTTTCCTCTTTCGCCATTAACAGATTCAATTAAATATACAAATTCCCAATATTCTTCTTCTGTAATTCCTAATGCGTTACAAAGTTGTGCTTCATAGGGTAGTAACGCTCTACCACCTCCAAATATTCTAGGGGACTCCATTTTACCCCCCACTCTTCGCAACTTAGCCATCCTTCTTCCCAGTAAACAGCAAGACCATATCCTTCATTTGATTTACATAATCCAACTGTACCTATCTTACTGTGTTCTGTCTTGTTTCCCCACTTTTGAAGTTCTTCTTTGAATATTTGATATTCTCCTTTACGAAATTTTCTATACCAATTCCTTGTAGGTTCTGGTGTTTTAATTCCATAGTTAGCTAATACAGTTTTTGCTAAATGTAAACAATCAACAGCACCATTCTTTTCAGGATCAGCACCTAATCTATACGGCATACCAACAAGTTTTGCAGGTTTCATCGGTTTTGTATATCACCACTAACAGGTAACGATCCAACAAGCCCTGTTGTTAACCTTCTGTTTGGTGCAGTAGTACCAACAGCATCTATTGAACTTGATAAAATTATTTCTATAGTTTCAAAATCATAAGACATAGAAGCTGCTAACCAATTATCTCTTGTAAGAAAATAATTACCGTAAATCTGTGTAGGAACAAGAGTAGAAGGATTTACAACTGATACGAAAATTTCAACATAATATTTATTTAAAACAGCTTCCTGTGCATAATTCATTGCCAAATCATTATTGGCAAATAATAAACCAGCTTCTAAATTATCTCCTGATCTATTTTTTGCAGCACCTTGATATATAAAAGGTAAATAATAATAATCTTGATTATCAACAGGAAAAGTAATTTTATTAGTTTCTGCTTTTACATATTTATCTCTTTGTGTAGTTGAATCTTTAACACTTAAAGAAGCATAATCTTCTCTTTTTGCATTTTGGTATCGTTGTTTTACATCACCATTTGAATCATAAACATTCATAAAAGTGACAATAGTTGTAATACTCATATACCTAATTTGGAACGTTGACTACGACTATTTTTTAAAGTATTCATCATTTTAGATTGTCCCATAGAAGCACCTTGTTGTGCAGCAGTACTAATAATTTTAGGAATAGCATCTCTTGGAACATAGTTGTCACCATTAAAGTTTAAGGTAGGGCCAGTATATTCAACAACTGTATTACCAGAAGCACCTGCAACTGTACCAGCAGCATGACTACCACCAGGAATAACAGCACCACCTCTAGCACCTGAAGAGTATCTTTGCATTGCACCATCCATTTTAGATGCAGGGATTATATATTCAGGTTCACCACCTTCACCAACCATTCCAAGCGTAGGACCATTAACAACACCACCATATTGAAACGCTTTAAAACCACCTGCTCTGCTGTATGAACCTTGTTCACTAAACAACCCACCAAACATTGCACTAAAAGCTCTGTTTAAGAACATTGATGCTAACTGTTTTGCAACACCTGCTAATGATTGACTTAAAGATTTTGTGCCATCAATTAATCCCATAACAGCATCTGTCATGCTTGTGGATAGTATGTTTTTAATTTGTTCTTGTATTTGTAACTGTTCTTTTAAGTTTCTATTGGTTTTTACATCATTTTCTATCTGCGTTATTTGGTCAGCAGTTAAATCTTTTACAGTTTTCTTTAATCTTTCTGCTACAGCTAGTTTTTCCTTTTCTATTTCTGCACCTAGCTTTCCTTTACTTAACGTATCCTGTAAAAACTTATTTTGTTCTGAAAGAGAAGAAGTAGCTTCTTTAAATTTTTCGTTTTCATTATTTGTTATATCAAGATTTTCTTGTAACAAATTTCTTTTTTTAACTAACTCTATTAATTCATCTTGTAGTCCTTTTCTTGTCTTTCTAGTAGCGGTTTCTAATTTTGCAACAACAGTTTGTATTTCGTCAGATAAAGGACCTGTTGTTGTATTTTTTCCTTGAGCTAAAAGGTTAGCTCTAGCTAAACCTACTGGTCGACCAGTTCCACCGCCTCCACCGCCTCCAATATTATTAAGAAGTTCTGCTGCTTTTGCTGCAATTCTTGTAAGAAAAGTAGTTATATCTTGTTGTAGTTTTCTAGTCCCTTCACCAAAATCTTGTAATGCTTTAACACCATTTACTCCCACAAGGTTTTCCATTCTTCTCATCGCTTCATTAAAAGCTACTTGTTTGCCCTGAGTTTGTTCTAAAGTTTCTAAATATTTACCTGCTGGAGTACCCACTAAACCCAAAGCATTAGCTAATGCTTGTGTGTTTTGAGTAAACGGACTCATTGCCTTTCCTAAATCTCCTACAGCAGTTATCGCTTGTTGTATTTGTTGCACAACAGCAGTTGCAGCGATACCTCCAGCAAATCCACCCATCTGTCCAAACATTCCACCGACACCACCACCTAATGCACCAGCAGCAGCACCTATTGGACCTTGACCAAATAACAAAGGAAATGCACCACTTATCAATGCACTTTGTCTATCAAATCCTCTAGTTGCACCTATCCGTTGCCTAAAACTTTTTCCTTTTAATCCTCTAGAAAAACCACCAAATTGTCCTGATCCTCTAACCCTCTGATCTAGCATTTCAGAGCTAGGAAGAGACAACATTTTTCCTGAAGATGTTCTTGTCTTAGGTACTAAACTTTCCTGGTATTTATTTACGCTCACATTTAATTTTCCAAAATTATCAGATAGTCTTATTAAATTTTCCGATGACTTTTTAACAAATGTATTTGTTTTTATTAACTGAGCATTTCTTAACTTTTCAGACCCTAATAATTGCTGGTTTCTTTGATTACTTCGATCTCTAGCTTGACTTATTCTTTCTTCAAATCTAGCCGTTACTTGAGATGAAGTTTGAATACGAGAAATACCCCCAACTTGACCTGTTTTTGCCATACGCTGACCAAGCATTTTAGTACTGGGTAAAAGCCTGGGATCTGTTCTACTTTTATCTATTAATTGGGCTGTTCTACCTGCTTGTCTATTTAACCCAAGTTCTATTCTTTTTAATTTTATTATTTGACCTAAAGTTTTTAATCTTTCTTGTTCAGCAGATAATTCTTTTTTAACTACAGAAGCTACACCTGTTCTAGCTCTACCTGTTCTTGTCCTTCCTGTTATACCATTTATAGCTCTATCTACTTCCTTTAACTGGTCTAAACCTTTTAATCTCAGATTTATAATTGCATCGTATGAGGCCACAGATTTATTAGGTACTGTTGTCTATATATTAAACTAAAATATGAAATTTACCTACGTCTACGAATTTTTTCCACTTCTTTCTCCTGATCTTCATTTAAAACTTGAAAGTAGGCACTCCAACCGATTACTTCTTCAAGTGTCATTTTTCTTACGTCTGCAAGACTCATTCCTAATTCTTTAGCAATACCAAACTGCAACATCATTAAACTGTCTTTACGCAGTTCAGCACTTAGTCTTTTGGGTCTAAAGGTTCTTCTTCCTCCTGAATAATGGCTAACATTAATTTTTGTAAATCAGAATCTCTTACTTCGTTTTTAAGAACATCTATTTCACCTATTTGAAACAACTTTTCTCCTGTTTCATCTTGTGCTTTTGTAAGAAGTAAACGTAAAGCAAATTCGTTGGCATCATCAGACTTTGCCATTCTTTGTGCTCTTTCTTTTTCAGCTAGTGTCAATGGAGCGACCCACATTTCAAATGTCGTTCCATCAGATAGGGTTACTTCCTTTCTTGTAGGTTCAAGGTTTGCTGCTTTACGCAGACGGTCAATCGCACGAAGTGTTTTAGCTGTTGTAGGCATAGTAAAGTTTTATACTCTACTATTGTAGCTCATTATTACTTAAATACTACTTATGCAGTAGCAAAATCAAATGTTGGTTGTGTTGCAGGTCTAAACTCTATACTTACAGATTGTGCATCATCTGGGTTAACATTCATTGATGCTGAAGTTAATGTTGCATCAAATTCAATAAACCTACTTAATGTGTCACTAACTGCTCCACCAGTAAATACTTGATCCATGTATAGTTTCATAGCTGCACCTACTTGCTGTCTCTGTAGTACATCTTGCACCATGCGGTTTACCATTGCTGTATCTTCATTTGTAAAGTAAGCAGTAGCAGAACCTGTGCCATCACCAAAACCTGCAATATATTTTCTAAATGGAGTAAATTGTGTTGGAGTACCACCAATAGTTGTTACATCTATTTCTTCTCTTGATATTTCAAATGTCCATTCCCTAACCTGTGAAACGCTGGCAAAAGCTGCATAAGCTACCTGGAACTCATTAGGAGATGCAACTGTTCCTGTATTTGTAATATCTACAGCAGAACCACCAGAAGTAGCTGAAACCTGTAACGCTCCTGTTGTGGCTGTATATGCAATTACATAAAAAGTATCAGAAGTAGTTAACCCTGCTGGTAATGTACCCGTTCCAGATCCACCAGTTTGTGAGTTGATAACACTAAATTTAACAGGATCACCTACTTTAAAATTTAAATACGTTTCAACCGTAATGGTTTCAGTTCCTATAACTACGTCAGCAGATCCAAAAGTACCTTTTGTACCAGCAGGTTTGTAATATAAAGCTCCAGATGTTCCAGATAAAGCGGTGACAGCCATGATTCTTAAAAAGAATTGTATATCCTATACATTAGCGTGTTTTTTGTATTTTGTTAATCTAAATCAGTGGCAACGTACGATGTTTCTATTCTTCCCTGAAATAATGGAGGATTTTCAGTTGCAGAAAAAGACGGTCCAGTTATATTTCCTACCCTAAAAAATACTCCTGAATTTGCTTTAGCGGTGTTGTTTAGAGTTTCTAGTACGTTAACTGCTGTAGTTACGAGTGTTTGATTTCTTGCAGGTCCTTTGCCCTTTTCAGAAAATGTACGAATAACAACTGCACCTCTTGCGGTATCTACGCTGGATGTCAGAGTTGCTTCGTTTGTTTCACCAAATGTTACATTTACTGTTACATATTCTTTGGTAGATCCCAGAGGAGCAGCAGTTATATTGTCAAAAAACACAGGAACTGCTGGAGATAGGTTTGTGAAAGCAGTTAGTATTGGATTTTCTACGGCTGCTCTAATTGCTTGATAATCCATTAATTTTTACCTGGGTTAGCGTTTCCTTGTTTTAGTCCTACTCTAATACCCGATTTAAAATCCTTGGCAAATGTTCCTCCTTTTAAATAAGTTGGATACCAATCCAAGGGAGCAGTTCTTCTGTTTGTTAAGTTTGGATCTAATCTACTTCCTATACCCCTCAATTCTCCTCTTTTTCCTCCTCCAGGTCGTACACCATAAACAAAACGAGAATCATCTAAGCTTCCATAAGGCAGTTCAAAATCACCTGGAACCCAAGGCACTAAGTCTAAAGCTATTGGAGCATAAGACGATTCATTTAATATTGTATAAAGATTATACGTTCCGCTTCTATTGGATGCGATCTTAGGAATAACTGCTTGTTTTACATCATTTATAGAGTATTGATATTTAGGTCCTTGCTGCTGTCTTGCAGGTTTTCCTTTTTTAGTTCTGCCCGATATAGATGACCATGCTGAAGAAAATTCTCCTAACCAATGTGGTCCACTTTGCGATAAAGAGTTCATTATTAGAACAGAAGCTGTTTGACCTCCTTTTGCTACTGACTTTCTAATGTCATCTGTTAAAAATTTTATATTTCTAGCCATTACTGTACCCTCACTATAAGTTCGTGGTATATGGGTTCATCTCCTCTGTATGTTCTTACTGAAGTTATTTTGCCCTCTACGGTAGCACCTGCCTGAGTGTACTGGACACGATCTGCCTGTGTTGGATAGTAGTTGCCTAGTTCTGACGCTCCAATTAATACTTTTGCATCTGTTCCTTGGTAGACTCCTTCGCTTTCGTTTGAGTTCAAAGCGGATATTATACCTTTTACAGTTACGTTTGTATCCGATCCAGTGATAGCACCACTTGTAGGATTATATGTACGAGGTGTTGTTGTTTTTATATAAGTTATATCCTGACCAAATTGTGATAAAACTTGTGCAGGTATTGCTCCAAAAATATTGTCTATTGCTGCCATATTATCCTCTCATCACTCTTACTTGATAACTACCACTACCACCAGAACAATATGCTCCAAGGTAACTTTGTATCCAAGGGTAGACATCAAATACATTATTTACTGTTCCTGTACTTTGTGATTTTTCATTATATTTAACTTCTAAGTCACCAATTTTTACTTCAGAAGGAACACCTGCTGTACCTGTATTTCCAGTAATCGCATCAGAATCATTTGCCAATGCTCTAGCTAATTCATATTGTGCATATTTAATATTATTTGGAACTGCTGTACAAGCAAGTACAACATCATCTACTTCATAGTTATTCCTAGGAAATTTTAAAGCCTGACCATTATCACATCTATCTCCATAAAAAACTAAGTTATCTATTTCTCTAGTTGCTGCTATTAATGCTCTATTCTTTTGATCGTCTGTTTTATTTGTCCATGTTGAAGAATCAGGTACAGTTTCAAAATATGTATTAGCTTGAGCCAACGTAACGTAACTATTAGCTGAAGTTCCTGATAATGTAGCGTCTATAGTTGCTGCCACGATCCAAAAAGTAATTTAGTTTTATTGTAGCGTAAAGAAAAAACCCCACCAATAATTGATGAGGTTCTTTACCGCTTTGCTTTTGCAACTTAATAATACTATTAATAAGTTGAAGTATCAAGAGGAGTGTTAACTGTTAACTGAACCAATGGAATTAAGTCAGCATCATATGTGATTGCCCACTTGTTAGCTGTCGCTAAGTTCGCATTAGTTGGGTTGTCAGCAGCATCATTCCACTTAGTACCCATAACATGATATGCAGTGTGATAATCAACAGACATAACATCTTGCTTAGAAAGAATGTTTCTTTCAGCTTCGATTCTTAGTGCCTGTTGCTGACCTTCAAGAATTGTACCTGCTGTTGTTAAGTAACAGAAGAACTCTACCTGATGACCAGATGTGCTAGAAGGTGCAACTGTGTTAACAGCAGAGTCAACTACAACTTGGCAGCCAGCAAATTCACCGATGGATCTTGCACTGACACCAACACCACCGCCACCCCACTGGATACCTGTTCCAGTAGATAAAGCAGAAGTAGAGAAAGTTAACAATCCAACTTGATACAAGTAGTAAGCAACTGATGGATGAACAATAAGGATGTCTAAGTCATCACCACGTTCTCCAAGCAAGTTTCTTGCTCTTGCAATAGTTGAAGCTGTTAAAAAGTTTGCTTCTAGAGCAGTACCAGAAGCACCTTTTGCTACGTCTAACTTGTTAGATCCAAGTGCAGTACCAAATAAACCAGCTAAATGTGAAAATAATCTAGCGTTATTTAATTTGTTGATAGCATCAGCTAATTGGTTTCTGATATGACCCATAGGATCTTCACCAGCAGCCAAAATAGCAACATCGTCTACAGCATATGAAAATGCTCTATGACAAATGGTTGCAATCTGTGTTGCTGTACCAATTTTTTGTGGTGTTAAATAACCAGCACCAGAAGTACCCCAGTTTGCAGCACCAGTAAGAATTTCTTCTGTTGGAGCGATTGGGTTAAACTCAGGAACTTGGATTCTAGTACCACCTTCACTTGCATCCATTAATGAATTACGAGTGATAGCACCAGATTTAACAAATGCACTACGTTCTTTAATTGCTTCGGAAACGTATGTGCTGAAATTATTTCTCTTAACGATGTCCGCTAGTAGGACACCGCCAGTATAATTCTGAAACGGAGCAGCCATTCAGATTTACCTTTTTAAGTTTTGCGATACCCTAGCCACAGACTAAGGAATTAATTTCACAGAAATTAACTATTTAAGATTGAGCTTCCCTCTTCAGCACGGCTGAGAGTTCAGGGTTCTCACTCTCCATTATAAGCTGTTGCGTCAAATTTCCACTCTTCCAAGGATTATCTGATCCTCCTGACACATTTGCCACAGGACTTGGCTTTGCTCCCATTCCTGATTTATTACTTGGATTAAAATGATGATCAAAATTACTTCCTGGACTTTTTAAAGTTGAAATAAAGTTTGTAAAATCTTGCTCTACACCTCCATCAATAATAATAAGTTTACCGTCACTATTTTTCTTTATTTTATCTTTAAGTAACTCTAATAATTGGTCAGGTGCTTTAGCTCCCTGATTAGCAATTTCAGATAAAGCTTTCTGTTTAGTGGTAGAAACTTCGTAAGAGTTTTTCATATCTTCTAATTGTTGAGCCAAAGTTGAAATTTTTTGCTCTTTCTCTTGATTTGTTTTATTAGCTTCTTCCCAAAGCGTTTTATATTGTCCTTGATCCTCTAGTTCAGTTTTACGCTTTTCTTCTTTTTGTTTATAAACATCATCTAATTTAGTTTTGATGCCTTGAAACTTTTCTTGTGCGTCAGCAGCTTCTTTTCGTGCAGCAGCTACTTGTGCTTCAAAGTCTGCTTTTATAGCGTCAAGATTTGGTGCTTGTGGTTGTGTTTGTGAAGGAGTTTCAGTCACAGACTGATCAGCAGAAGTCACAGACTCAGGCTGAACTACTTTTTCTTCGATTGCCATAATTTAGTCAGATAAAATGCTTTCAGATTTTTTCTTAGAAACAGGTTTCTTTGTTTCTTTCTTTACTGTTTTAGTTTCTGTTGGAGTACTTTTAATTGCAGGGATTTCTGCTAATTGCCACTTAAAAGTTCCATCAGCTTGTTCAACGTAATCTAGATGTTTTGACATAATTTATATGTACTTAACTATCATTGTAGTACTAAAAACTTCCCCCGTCTATAACCGCATTAGTTGCAATAGAAACTTCTCCACTTGATACAGATATTCCACTGCCAGCAGTGACAGTTGCGTCACTTCCAGCATTACCTCTTGGGATACTAAATGTTAAGACAGCAGCATTTGCTGTTCCTACATTAGTAACAGAAGCACTGGAACCTGCTGCTCCTGTACTTACACTTCCTATTGCTATTGTCGCTGCACTACCTGCTGCTCCAGTAGCACCTGTTGCACCATTACTTCCATCGCTACCATCTGTACCATTAGTTCCGTTTGTACCATTAGTTCCTCTAGGAATTGTAAAGTTAAAAACAGCAGCACTACTTGTTCCTGTATTTGTAACACTTGCACTTGTTCCAGCATTTCCTGTAGTTGTAGTTCCTACTGCTACTGTTGCACTACTTCCAGATCCTGTATCTCCTTGAGGTAAAATTCCAGCTAATGTTAAAGAACTATCTTTATCATCTTTAGGTTCTTTTGATAAAGGTATTCCATCTCCCCAGTTTTCTAATCGTTTCGGTCCATAAAATACTAATGGTTTCTTCTGTACATAAAAATCACCTTCATCTCCTTGTGTAGGTTCTGGTTGTTTTGATCCGCTAATAATTTTATTACCAGGATCTCCTTTTATACCTTTAGGTCCTTCAGGTCCTCTTTGACCTTCTTTACCTTGTTCACCTTTATTACCTTTAACTCCCTGTTCACCCTTAGATCCCTGAACACCTTTATCACCTTTAGGTCCTGTCGGGCCTTGAGTTCCAGGCTTACCATTCCTACCATCAATAGGTTTTGGCAGTGAATCAATTTTATTTTTTAAGCGAACTAACGCTGTAATTTGAGCTAAACTTAAATCTTCTTTAGTTGCCATCTTTTATCAAAGCGTTAATTAGTTTATCAACTTGCTCTGAGGTTGCACCTTCACGTTTTGGTTCTTCTGTTACTTTCTTTTCTTTAGTCTCATCAGTCTCATTTGCAGCAGGTAATACTTCTCCTTGTACCAATATCTGTCTAAATTCTTCTCTATCAATAACCTGTTGATCAAATAAAGCTGTTAATGCTGTAATATCCTGTCCAATTAATCTTTCAATATCAAAGTCTCTACTGATCTTTACTTCTGGTGGTTCTATTCCTACATATTGTGCAGATAAATTAAATGCTTTCTGTAACTTTTGCTCTAACTCCATAGAAACCATAGACAACATAGAGTTTGTATCAACACGATCTAAACGTCTAGCATCAGCACTTTCTGCTACAAATTTTTGTTGTGATAGCGTACTGATACCTAAAGTAGCCATTTGCATCTGCAATTCTTTAATCTCAGCAGATTGTGCATCAAAGGCACTACTTGCAGGTTCTACATAATAAACTTTGTTGCCTGGCTGTGTAGCCATTGCATAATTAACAGATATAGCTAAATCTTTAGTCTGATCGTCATATCCTTCCATTACCAGCATTGGTTGTGATGCAACGTGCAAACTATGTATTAAATCAGCTTGTCTTTGGAAATGTGCCAAATTTAAATAAGCAATATCCAATAAAGGTGGTTTGCTTGCCATATTATCTACTTTGCCTGAATAAATCGTAACTAAAGGTATTTCACCTAAAGAAAAATCACCAGATTCTGCTAATTCAAAATCTTTTGCACCTGCTGGACTAGACATATTACCTGAATAAGCACCATCATTTTCTTCATACATATCTTCAACTGTTTCTTTCTTTCTGAAAACACGATACCTTCCAGGTTCTATTACTCTCATTTGGTCATAAATCTTTTCACCAAAATCACCATCAGGTAATACTGCTTTTTCTGCAATTCTTACCTGTATTAACTTTCCGTAATTAGATTCTCTGTCTAATCTCCAACCATAGATATTTGTAGGATCTACTTCGATCCAATAAGGTCTACGGTTCTGTTGACGTTCTTCTGCAAGACTAACAGCACCAGAAGGTGCAGGGTAATCAACAAGAATATGACTTTGACCATAAGTAAGAGAACACATTAGTAATCTTCGTGCGTATTCATCTAGGTCCGAGCCACAACCATCGACATCTGCTTTGAACATTTCTGTCCAGTATGGATCTCCTGTTAGGGTTATTGGTTTTCTAAGAATTAGACCTGATGCTGCTCTAATTAATCTTTGTGTAAAAGGACTAAAAACAGCACGATTTACTCTAGCCATATAAGCGGTATAATCTTCTCTTGGTTCTAAAGGTAAAAACGCTTCACTATTTTCTCTTAAATATTCTGTACCCTCACTAACAGCTTTCATTATTTCCCAACCCTTAATCATGTCTAATACTGCACGATTACGAGTAAAAGGACTATCACTACCACCCATATAGGATGTGGCAGTAACACTGGTCTTAAACATTCCTGGTAATGCGTAAGTCATTTTTTAGGGCATCTCCATTTGCTTAATGCTAACGCTTTTCTTGTCGGGTCACCATTAGGTTTTTTCATTGGCCCTTTCATCCCACCCATTCTTGCACAGAATGAATTTTTTCTTGCTTTTTCAGTTTTAGTTAAACCAGATTTTTTAGTTACAGGTCTTTTTAATTTACTACCTGTTTCTTTATTTATTTTATCTCTGCCTTTTTTAGTAAGACCACCAGTTTTACTCTTGTGTTCTTTTCTTAATTTCACTTTTTTCTTTTTTACAGGCATTGCTTTCTTACAACTATTTTTTCTTTTTCTTAGCTGTTTTTGCAGCCTGTTTAAATGCAGCAGAGGTTGGGGCCCCTTTACTGCCTACTTTTCTCATTTTTTCGCCACTACCAGCTTTAATACGCTTCTTTTTTGCGTTGATATTGGCATATAGCCCTTTTGGTTTCATAGAACCGTAATGTCCAGGCATAATAAAAAGCGTATCTTAGTATATTCTAAACGAAGTTTGGCCTAGTGTCTCTGGTTTTGCCAAATTGAATTGTTGTAGACAAAGGTAACCAAAAGCGTCAAATGCGTGGTCAACCCCTAGGTTTTTATTAGGCATACCTGTGTTTGGAGCGTAAGTTAAAGTTCTGAGGGATTTTATTAATTCTTTACAGCGTGGGTGGATTAAAGTTCGTCTTTCTCCTGCTGCGTCATATAGTGCAGTGT